AAAGCCCAGTGTGTCCTCATACACACTAGGCACAAAACCTTCATGTTGTTTTATTCTAGTCTTAGTATCAATCATAAATACAAAGCTACTATGACTGCTATTATAACGATCCAAGCTGGTATTTTAGTATTTAACCAGTCCCAGACCATACTTGCGTATGACCAAAATTTATCCATGCGTGTTCTCCTTTATTTGATTTTTCGGTAAGGGTCGGTAGATAGTTTCACTTCTTTTTCTGTTTGCTTACAAGCGATAATATCTTCCAAGTTGTTTTTCACATAATGTAATATGTTTCCAACAATACTTTCTTTGGTATGATCTTCTGCTATTCTATCAAGGGGATCGCCCTTTTCTAATAACTTAGTTACTGTTCTAGCGTGTGATCTTACCTCTTGATCTAATCGACCATCATAAGGTTTTATGTAAATTCTAATGTATTCAGGTGACAATCCACCATCGGTAACATCAAAACCTAATATACAAAATGCTCTCCATTCATCTATCACAAACTTTTGAGTAAATGACATCAATCTATTTGTTTCCATTTTTTATCCTCTCAATTTCTAGTTCGCAATAATGTATGATTTTCTTCAAATCTTCAATACCATTTTTATCTTGATATCTTAGAACATACTTGATTACGACACCTTGAAAGAATGAAAGTTTATTTTTTGCAATAAACTCGAATGGTTGTATGACATATTTTTTAATATAATGATTGCCGCCAACTTGTATTTTAAATGAACTCATGGAACAACTTTATTCCATCTGCCTCCCTTATTCAATACCATTGGCAATAATTTAGGTAAACCATCTATTATTATCCCTGTGCCAATTATAGGTCTATCTTTGAATAATTTGTTATATTCGTAAGCAAGACTATCTTTGTCAATCAAACAACCAACTTGTAATCCCCAATGTAAAGCAGAGGGGTTTCCCCAGTATTGAATATTAAACTTTGTATGGTAATGCCCTTGCACTACATTCATTCCGTATTGTTGACCTAGTTTTAGAATGTTTGCAGTCTTGCCATGGCAGAAATAAATATCTTGTCCGTTACTTGCCTTGATAATTATATCTTCGTGCCATTTCCAACCTTTACCAACTTCTAAAAATTCATTGTATTCACGAATAAAAGCCTTTGGCAATCCATGTGTAAGTGCTTTTCTAAAAACTAAACTTCCATGATTACTATGCACCAAATCCATCTTAGGAAATAACTCCTCTAATTCGTGGATTA